TTTGATCTGCTTCTGCGGAATGCCAAGTTTGCGAGACGCACACATCTCAGCATTGTTCTGATTCGCGTATTTCTGGTATTCCTTAAAAATCTCTTGGTTAGTCATTTGAGTCACTGCTGTACTCCTTAATCCAAAAACCCTTCATTCTTATAAACCTCAACTCGGGCCACACCACTTATGATTGTGTCCAAGTGATCTATTAGCTCAGCAGACTCCTCGTCGCTGAGTTCTTTTGACTCAGCAATATCTGTATCTTGAGATACACCAACAACATCCACCGCTACTTCGACGTAGCATGCTTTGAAGTCGTCAACTGCGTACGCAGCTATGCTGTTGGCTTCATGCAAGTCGTCATAAGAATAGGGAGAAACCATGTTGCTGTAGTAAACGGCAATCGCCGTGTCGGTCGCACGAAACCAAGTACCCTGCACATATCTAGCCCAAGTCTCGGGCTCTTCCTGTCTAAATGTATTCAAGAAGTGGTCGCACTCTTCTTTCGTGCGGAACCCAACGGCAATGCCGTACTCAGAGTCAATCACTGCTGTACTCCTTTGTTTAGAATCGCCCGCACTTCATCCAACGGCAGGTTTAACTTCTCCGCTATTTGCTCAGCCAGACTGCCCTTTAACCCTAATTCCTGAACTCGTTTTTTATCCTGTGCTCTCACCCCGTTTCTCCTTTACAGAACGTCCAGCACTTCTGCCAGTGTGTCGAGGTTGTTGGCGTCGATGACCACGCCAACCCCGCCCGTTTTGTTTATTTCGTTTAGGTTCTTCTGCTGGAGCGCAGTCGGGCCACGCTTCTTTGCATCCGCTTTAACTTCTATGCCGAGAAACCGACCATTCACACAGGCCACGATGTCAGGCACGCCAGACGCACCGAAGCCGCCTGTCACTGGGTAGAAATAGTAGGCGTTGTACTGCTTGAGAATCTCGACAACTTTTTTCTTGAGTTTTTTCTCTGGAGTGTCTGCCATCATTCGTCCTTCTCAAGAAAGTCAATCAGTCTATTTAGATACCAGCGTGCTTTGCGCAGTGCAGTCGCCTGCTGCTTGTGGCGCTCGCGCCAGCTGTATTTGATGATGTTGCCCTTGCAATACCCGCGAAACTCATCGGGTGTCAGGGCTGCCTCGATAGCGTCAATGCACTCAATGTCGCCACTGGTGTAGTGCGACGGGTGGTCAACTTCATCCGACATGGTTAAGTCTCTTGTAGGCTGTGGGTACGGTCACAACTTTCGTCTCGCGAAAGCTTTTGTAATAAGTGCTGGCTTGTAGCTACGACGGCCAGCGCGCCGTGTTCAACCATGAGCGACGTGGAGTACAGCGTGGGGGACGCCGCTCAATCCTCAGCTACTAAGGCAGGGGGTCAACCTGCTCCGCCTTCCGAGTCTACACCCTTCAAAACACGAAGCGTTGTATCTTGCGCAATGTCATCCTCAGTTGTGTCAGTGCCGGGGTTCTCCACATCAGCACGAGCTTCCTCTTCGCTGCTGTACTCCCAGCCGGTGCGCTTGTTCCTAACGCGAGTCTCTGTCTCAGGCAAAATAATACGACTGCCATCAGGCCGAGTGCCAGCCACTCGTGAACTCTCAATCTTCGCCATTTGTCTGTTCCTCTCTTGGGTCAGCGTCTTTTACTATCACAGGAAACCCGTGCTTGTGAAGTAGATATGTGTTGGTGAGGTAATGCTCAAGCGGACGGTCAATGCCCTGCCGAGCGTCCTCCCACAGTAACTCTTTGATTTCTTCAAAATAATTGCGCCGGTTCCACTGGTGCTCAATCGCAGCCTCAGTGCGAGGCGACGCCTCACTGAACTCAACCTTCTCCGCATATTTTCTCAACTTACTATCAATGCGAGAGATGATTTTGTTGATCTCCAAGACGGCTGCGTACATCTTGGTCTCGCGCATTTTCTCGTCTTGCTCGGTCACGATCCTACGTATCTCTTGTCGCTGTCGCTTAGTAATCTCTTTAACCCTCTGTTTTTTGTAGCGTTTCTTGCGTGCCTCTTTGCGCCTGCATGGTGTGCAGGTTGGCATGGGTTGTCGGTTTTCACCCCAAAACATCTTAGCGGGGAGCACCTCCCCGCATACATCGCACTCTCTTTGCTTTTGCTTCATGGCAAGAACCATCTAATTAGACTGATCCCTCACAGCATCGGACGCCACAGTGCGGACAAAGACAGGCAGCCCGATCATCGAGCTCTGGAAGTGGCTGCCCGCAGGCAGGGCAGTGAAACTCTTCATCACCACTCTCCGAGACGATTGCATCCTCGGTAAGCTCCGAAAAGTCACCGCCTGCCCGGCTGTACATGCCGTCACCCACGTCGATGAAAGAATCACCAAACCAGAAAAATTGCTTTGCCTGCACCGTGTCTGGAATCACTAGCGTCTCGCCGGTCTGATTGTCGATGAACTTACGCCCCGCCCACTTGGCAGGTTCAAAGTACTTACTCGTCATCGTCCAACTCCAAAGACTTGGATGTGAGTGTCAGCAAGTGCAACTTCATCTGCTCAAGAAAATAGAGAAGCTCAGCCGTCGAGATGTTTGTCGTGGCTCGTGCCTCTAGGTGGCCATTCTTGTTGATGCCGATGATAGTCACAGAGTCAAAATCACCCTTAGCCATATCAAGCAAGGCATCGGGTTCTTCTGCCGACTTTTTTGTATGCAGCTTAGTAACTTTGTCAGTCATCGCTACCTCTTAACTGGCTTGACCAAACGCGATCAAACACTGCTGGTACTTCTCACGGGCGAAACTCTCAGCCGCCCGATCACGCTGATAGTCGTTGTCATACACAGGGCGTGCGTAAGCGTCGTCAATCACAGCGTCCAGCACCTTCTTTACATCACGGTTTGAAACGCTGGGCATGAGGTTGGACCTCACCATGTGCTCCGAGGCGCCGATCTGGCGCATCGCCATTACGTTCTCGGAGATTGTCTCGATACTGGTACAAACGCTATTAGCTATGTTCTGCGAATGCGCAGCCCCACCTGCCAGCATGCCAACAACCAGCGCGATACTAACCATCATCTTTTTCATTGTTCTGCTCCTGTTTGAAAACTTGATACTTTCTCTGAAGTGTCGATTTTGGCACGCCGTATCGACGTGCCGCCCAAAGGGCCGTGTGGCCCTGCTCCAATGCCTCAATGGCTTTTGTCAGATCGTCGTCCTCATATTGTTTGTATGTACTCACTTCTGCTGTTCCTCACTATACAACCAGAATGTATCACTATCTACTCGTTTGCCCACATTTGGCAAGGCCCCGCCGGGCTCAACGAACAAAAGTTTGGCAAGACGATCAGCAATCTCACCCTCAAGCTCGTCAAGATTCGCTGCCCGGTCAGGGCCGTTTTGCCAACGGGCCGGTGATACAGCAAGTCCGTGGCGGTCTAGCCACCACTCACCATCTGAGTCACGAAATACACGCAGCATCAGATAGAGAATGCGTCGAGTACAGAATCAACGCGGGCGCGTACGTCATCACGTACATCTTTGTTCTCCTTCAAATCATCAACCTCCACACCTTGAATGACTTTCTCTGCTTCATCAGCCATGGCCTCGATGGCCTGATCCTTGGTCAGATTCAACTGCCGCACCGAAGCAATCGTCTCGGCAAAGCTATCCAGAATGTTGTTGCGAAACCGCTTGCGGGTGCCGTCATCCTTGTCGGTGAAGCGCTCTGACAGATGGTTGAGCGAATCAAGAATGCGACTACGCACATCGTTCATGGCGTTTTCGAGTCGCTGCTCGTACTCACGTTCATACTGCTGACGTACTTCCTCCATAGCTTCATGACCAATGTCGACGCGGAAGTCTCCGGTCTCGGGGATGGGCAAGTAGGCGACGTTGAATCGGAACTTATCTGCGATCTCTGTGACATCGGGATACTCCTCACGGTCGAACATCGTGCCGAGCTTGAACGCCTGCATGCTGATCAGCGTCGGGTAGACATCCAGAAACGCCTGCACCTTCTCGTTGAATGCGCGCTCGTGCTCGTCCAGCTCTTGCTTGAACTCGAAGAACCGATCCGTCGTGATAAGGCGCGGGCCGTAGTCTGACCACGGCAGCGTGCGGGCAGACACCCAGTTACGCACCATGGATGCGTGCTTGACAATATCGTCAAGCTGCTCGACGCCGGGCAGTAGATTCTTGTTGACGCGTGAAGCCTGCTGGCTTGCCTGCTTGCTGGTGTTGACCTCGTTGGTCACGTTCTTGTCGAGCTTGCGTGCTGTCCATGTGCTGATTGAAAGGTCAACCAGCATGGCGCTCGAAGAGATAGATACCGTCATCGCTATACTCCTTGGTCTAATTAGACTAGTCAGATGTGAACAGTTTTGCCCGTAGGGGCGGTGGTTGCGGATGTGATCGCCCACAGAGTGGGCTGGTCGAAGTCAGGCCAGTCGCCGAATATGTGGCCGTCGGTCAGCATGACAACAACCTCGGGCTTAGTGCCCATGGCATCGACGAACTGCTTGACACAGTTA